CTGATTCAATTTCTTCAGCAGTTCCAAAGTTAGTAGCCCAAAGATATTGTCTAGCAATTTCTTCTTGGTCAGCTTCATTAGTTGGATCTAAATCAATAATCTCTTCTACATGAGCAAGAGTTCTGAATAGACCTTTTAAATCTTGACCACCATCAGCCACATACTTAGCAGCAATTTGAAGTTCTTCAGGAAGAGCATTAAAAAATTCTTTGGGAACTTTTGCTTTTACAGCATTTTCTCTCTCTTGGAAATTAGCTTCAAACAATTCTCTAAAATCTTTAGTGCTATACTCTTCTAAAGGTTTGTCATCATCAAAAGGAATTAGAGTACCTTCCTCAATCATTTTCTGTGCTAAATCATAAAGACCTTCTTTATCTACTTTAGGTCTTCCTTTTGTTCCAGCAGTTTCTTCTTGAGAAATTAAACTGTCTAACTCAGCAATAGTTTCTTCAACTTCTGCTTTGTCTTCTGCTGCCTGTGCTTTTTCTTGCGGGGTAGCAATTGGGTTGTCAAGGAACGTAGTGTCAATGTTTTCTTTGGAGAACATGGTCTTAGGCTTACTTTCTTCAGCTGTCTTACCATCTTCTGGAGTCATGATGTTTGCTGCACCAGGATTACCAAATAATTCATCAATGTTTACATCAACTTGTTCTACCGTTGTAGAATCTTGAATTTGATCTTCAAGATTAGTTGCATCTTTACTCATGTTGTTGGTTTTGGTTTATAATTTAATATAATAAATAAACTTGATAAATTTAAAAGTCAAAAAAACATTTTCTGCATTATATAGCTAAGACTAGTCTTTTTTTTATTTATAAGTATTTAAAATAATGACCTTTTGTTAAACCTGATTTAGATTTACCTTTACATACTCTTGTTATATGTGTAGGTTCAATTTTAAAAAACTTTGCTGCTTCAGTAACACTTTTAAATTCAAATAATACTACACCTTCTTTAGTTATATTACAAACAGGTTTTTTAAGTTTTTCACTTAAATAATTAAAACAATCAGGATTTTTTTTATATTTTTCTTTTAATTTTTGAGAATGTTTAACACCTATTTCTTTTCTTTTTTCATCACTTAAATGACCATAACCCAGTAAAGTCAAACCTTCAGCATGCTTTTTTTTCATTATTTTAGAATGTCTTTTATGTTTTTCTTTCCAAAGTTCTGAATTTTCTAAAGATTTAAGTCTTTTTTCTTTGCTTTCAGTAGTTGCTTTATAACCTGTTGTTCCTTCACCTCCATCAGTATGATTTGTTAAATCAAAACCCCAGGTTTTAAATTGTGCAATCCAATATTGTTCTAACCAAATCCATTCACCTTTAATATTGTCTATAACAACCATCTTAGGTTTTTTATCTTTTAATGAAAGATGTTTAATCCAACTATTTACTTTAGTAAGTCTTATAGATCTTTTCCATTGGTAAATATGTTGATTATACCTGTTTTGAGGTTTTACATTAGTTTTACCAACATATCTTACTTTATCAGTTTCAGGATCTACTAAAGTATAAATATAAGTTATCATATTTTTTTATCTGCTTTTAATTCACTTTTTGTTTTATTTTCTCTTGCAATTTCTAATTGTTTGTTAGCAATTTCTTTTTGAGCTTGTATCTTTTCTCTTTCAATCTGAGCTTTAGTAGAATCATTATTCATCCTGTTAGTTTCTTTTTCTCTCTGAAGATTCATTTGATCTTGAAACTGTTCAGAATTTTTGATATCCTTCATAGCATCTAAGTAGTCAGATTGTTGATTTTCATTTAAATCTACCATAGATCCCATACCAGCAGCTCTAATTTCAGCAACAAGAATATCTCTTTGTCTATTCTTCTCATCTCTCATCTCTTGAGCATCAATCTCCATTTTCTTTTGTTTTTCTTGAGACTCAATTTGTTGCTGTTGCATTTGTTGTTGTTGCTGTTGTTCTTCTTGTTTTTGTTTTTGTTGTTTTTCTTCAGCAGCTTTAAGAGTATTATTAACTTCAGATATTGTATCTGCTTGTACAAGTTTTCCTAAATCATAAATAGTAGCACCTGTAGTATTGTTTGTCATAGCCATTTGTTTCAATTGCTCTAACACAGCTCTATGATTTGCTGTTGTACTACAGAATATATTAAGATCTCTCATTAATAAGTCAGTCCCATTTATTTGGAAGTTTACATTCTCATCATTGGTTGTCATGTAGGAAAGCCTTGCTGACGGTTTTGTTGAGTGATAGTACTGAGCAAGATCAGTTCTCATTGTATGAACCCGTGGCATTAGATAATCACAGTGTTGAATAAAGAATACTTCTGTTTGTGCATAAGATGCTGATGCAGCTTGCTCAACTCCAGTAGCAGTCATTTGTGACAACTGTTGACCCATTCTTTGTGGATTAATACCAATCACATCATATGCTTGTTGCTTAAAGTGCTCTGCTAATTTAATCCTTGACATTAACCTGTTTGTTTGTTCAAGGTCTAATTTTTGGAAGTGTTGGAAACTTAGTGGGTTTTCTGTATTGGTAATAGATGTGTCTAATGGTAACATCTGGAAATTTTTCATAGCAACATAAGCTTTTGCTAAGTTATTTTTCCCCCAGTCTTCACCCGCGGAATGTCTTGGTAATGCATTTTGATCAAGTAATATCACAGTACCTAACTCATCAACTAGTATATCAGCTATTTGGTTATTTACTATGTTATACCCAATCTGGTATGGCTTCATTAAGTCTATAAGAGCTGTTGACTTAGTATTTCTATCAGAGAATACAGCCCCTTCTACAGGAAGCTTACAGCCATACAAACTATTATCCCCTTTAAATTGGAACCTTAATGGACCAATATGGTTCTTATCTACACCAATATATATTGGAGAGAAACCGCCAGGATTATTCATACCCCAGAATGAAGGAATATTAGGACCAATTTTTACACCACCCCAAACTTCATTGATCCAGATCCAGTCAATATGTTCTCCATATACAAGATTCTCTTTAGTTTTATTCTTAAACAATCTTGTATCATAAATTGGATTATCAGTTACTTTATAATCTTCAGTAATGATTTCATTAATAACTTCACCATTATCTTTTATTTTAGTCAAGTGACCAACTTTTCTTTGAGACTTCCAATAACAACTTGTAACTCTTAACAAATATGCTGTATCTTGGTCATAGTAATCTTCACCTTCAGAAAGGATTTGATTAACTATATCACCACCATCATATACAGAACCAGCCATCATTGTAGTATACTGTCTGTATGCTAATGAAGGCATATTAGTATTCCATTCATGAGACTTGGTAGCATCATAGAAAGTACCATCATTTTGACCACCTATTGCATAACCTGCAGATCTGATTGGATAAATAGCTTCTAATGCTTCATGTTGTTCTTCTGTAAGCAAGTAACCATACTTATCAATTACATCCGCTACAGTCATCATATCTACTTTACCTACCCAGTTACCTTGAGAAATATATCTTGCATCCGGAGACTTGTGATAAAAAGTTACAGGAGGATTCCATAATTCTACTTCATAATCATCTTCCATCATTCTAAAGTGCCAGAACTCTCTATCTGTGATAAGCATGTCTCTAAACCCTCTATCTTCAAGCTCCTCCATGCGGAATCTTTCAACATCCACTTTATGTTGGTGAGAAGCCCATTGTTCTACCATAGATCTATAATCCTTCTTAAAGAAGTTTTCTATTTCTGGTAATGATTTAAGACTTTCTGGATTTAATTGTTGTTGTGCTTCTGGTGACTCAGGATCTAAGCCTTGTTCCATTAATGCAGCTTGAATTTTAACTCTTGCATTTTCCATTAATGTATCTTCTACCATCTTTCTCTTTTGCTCCATCATCTCATTGTATGAGAATTCATCTACAGCTCTGTAAGTAAGTTTAGTAGACCTTTTAGCAAATTCTGCTACAAGAACATTAATAACATTTGGAATGATTGGATAAAACTTTAATTCTAAAGCTGACCAGTCTTCTCTAGTTAATACATCAACAATTTCTTTCATTTCATTGTTTTCTTCAACTATGTAATCTGACTTGTCTATAATACCTTTAGCAAGCTTATAGTTTTTCATCAGCCTCCGTGCATTTCTACGGATTTGTTTTAACCCATTCCACTCTAACCAGTCAAGATTCCAAGCAGCCCACTCTTCATCTTTTTCCTTTTTAGGAACAAATTGCAAAGGTTGGGTAATACTACCCATTCTATTATGAGATGCCTTTGCTCCTTTTTTTAACTGTAATGCGTTATATACTTGCATGTTATTTTATATTTTTAAAAGGAGATCTGCTTATTTTACCTCCTAAGTGGTTACCAGTCTTCCCCATATGACGGAAAGGACTACTATTTAATTTATACAAATTTTTTGAATTATCCAAGTTTTTGGCTGCTTCATCCTTGATTACCCGCTTAGTAAACCCTCTATTAGACTGCTGAATTTTCATAAAAGCAACTAAAGCACAAAATGCTACAAGTCTATCCACGTTGACACCATCAGAATAAGCAAACATTTCTTTGATAAGCATGATATCCGGTATTCTTTCAATACCATATTTTGTTCTTACTACAGTGCCATCAGGCTTTAATTCCTGATCCAATTCTTCTTTGGTATACTCAATAGCATAACTTAATAAATGTGACTTGAACAAAGTACCTGTATTCTTCCAACCATACTCCTGGAATACATTGTTATTGGACCCTAAATCCTTTAAAAACATAATCTGGCTTTTAGGTACAAGATACTTCTGCTTCTTTCTAGATATCATGTATTGGATAAACAATGAAATGTTATTCTCTATTATTGTCCATGCATTATACATCTCAATAATGTGCTCTAACATTCTATGTGTTTTGTTTATATCATCATACCTACCACACCAAGCTGCTACAATTTTATCTGGTTCAATATATGTTTCTGTTTCAATACCTGTAACTTTAGTAACTTCAACAGGAGCTTTCATTACATAGATAGAACATAATGATTCTGATGTTGTTGTTTTACCTTCCGCTACGGGGTCAATAGATGCATAGTACATTCCAAATGTAGGATTTTCTATTGGTCTCTCCCATACTACAAGTACACCAGTTTTATCTTCTGTTTTCTTTGATACAGGAAATTCACTAATAGGTCTTCTGTTAGAATGTTCTAACCTCATCTTACCATCAGCATCTGTCAATATATCTAGATACTCTGGTCCGTATTCTTTATCTTCTATTCTTCTTTGTTGTGCTGTAAGAAGGTGTGTGGGAAACTTAGATACCGTTCTATGGTCAAATGCTTCCTTGATGTTTCTTGGGTGCTGAGAAATCCTTAACTGGTATGTCTCAGGATCTAGTTCTTTTTTCCATGCTTCAAACTGATCATCTAAAGCTTGTAGTGCTTCTTCTACTTTTGAGTTTCCAAAGTTATCAATATATGGAGGCATAGACCACTGCTCAGGTATAAATAAACCTGATACACCTACAGTACCTTTATCATCTATCAGATCTGTTTCTACTACGTAGATATCATTAGCTACTGGATCTGATATCATTTTTCTCAATGGTTCACATTGTGATAAATCCCCCACAGATCCCGCTGCAATAAACATACCTGTTGTAATTAAACCTGATCTCATTGCAGGTCTCATATACTCATATGTTTGATCCATCTTAGGAGCAATCCCGGCCTCCTCATGAAAGAAGTATTTTACCGGACCCCCTACACCATTTGTTGGATCTTTTTCAAATGACATACCTTGGATAGTACCTTTAAGACCAACTTCTGTTTTTCTATCACCTCTTCTTACCTCAATTTTCTGTTGCCACATCATAACCTTGTCTGGAGACATAGGTCTATACCATGCTGTATGCTCATTAAGAAAGGCTGCATATTCTTGTAAAAATTTCCCAGA